CGGTCCACTAACATACGCTAACATGCTAGCAAACGTGGGTTCTTCACCCTCTTTTTGCCTTTAAATTCCTTGAAACAACCAAACCGCGGCAGCTTTGCGATCCTCGTCCTGTAAAGGATAGTGGTTGAGTACTCTTAACGGCAAGAGGTTTCCATCCCTGCGATCCGAGATCCAGGTTTAGAGCGCACGAAATTGGCCTGCGCTAGCTTTAACCGTTTAGTTGTTTGCCTTTAATGTGTGAGCCGTGTACACGAACAGCGATTTGTCCGTTGTAGTAGTCATCTGATTCTAATACTCGCCTGGAGAATTGCTCTCTTGCCTCGATATAACTACATTCAGCCTTTGATGTGCAGTAATAAATTATTTCTCTTGTGAAATTTTCTGCGCCTAGTTGTTCTACGTCTTTGTTTAGTTGGTCGTTACTGCCATAGTATTCACGCCAGTCAGAGTCAATTTTGGATTTAATCCGCTTTTTCTTCTTGGTGCCGTTCTTGAGTTTTACTGTTTTATAAGTTGTTTTAGAAAATTTTGCTAATTTCTTGCCTATATATTTTCGACCAGTGATGTTATTAGTGATACAATAGACGAAACCTATACATTCTTCTGGAAGGGTTTCTACTATTGCGTTTTGATAATACCATGACATCAACTAGTTAGTTCTTATTGGCCTTTTGGTCTTTTAAAAGTGATTCTCTGTACTTGGGACTTTTAACTTTTGGTTTAGTTGCCCTAATTGCCTGTATTTCTTCGCGCCTAGTAATTGTTAAGTCTCTTATTTCAGCTAAGAGCCGTCGTAGCTCGATACCAGCTACATGAGTTTGTCTAGCTTGCCATTTCTGGTGTAGCTTATAATACTCATGTACTTTTCTCATCAAACTGGTATGTGCGTCTTCCATCAATCCTCAATTTCTAAATCATTAGCGTAGCTAGTGAATCCATTTTCTTTGATTACCTTGAGTACGTTGTTTACACGACCAATTAGTTCGTCTTTGTGACTGATTAAGTAAATGTTTTTCTTGCGTTCACGTGCCATTTTCTTTAAGACGCCCAGCGCATTTTCCACGCCTGCGGCGTCTAGTCCGTTGTCAATAAGCTCGTCAATGAATAACAAGTTGATACTTTGATACAAACTTTCCCACACATCTCTAAAACTCCAGCTTAATCCTAAAATCAATCTATTGCGTTCACCACGACTCAAGTTATCAAAGTCTAAATCTTGTCCTAGCTGTGTAATTTCCACAGTTAAGTCATTTTGAAACACCACAGTGTGCGGCAATCCCATCTTGTCAAGATAGAATGTAAGTCTATTGTTTAGATAGGCTAAGTTTTGATCAATAATCTTTTTACGGATAAAACTATCTTTGCTGGTAAGCAATTTCAACAAGAACTCTTGATGGTCTTTCAGCACATTGAGATTGTTTATACTATCCCATGTAATTTCTTGAAGTGCTGTGTTGCGTAAATCGTCTATTTGTTCTTGGTAAGGATCTATTTCTTGTTGTCTAGTACCTAGTGCAGTTTCTAAACTGGTAAGATTGTTTTGATGTTTAAGAGCTTCTTCTAGTGTATCGTAATAAGTTTTCGGTCTGCCATTGATATCTCCAATGACTTCAAGTTCAGATATAATAGTAGCGTAGCTATCACTGAGGCTTTGTAGATATGTGTAAGCATCTGCTAGATTTTTTTCAGCAGTTGCGGACATTTCTTCATGCTTGTGCGTGTGCAACTCTTGTTCACAAGCTGGGCAAGAGTTATTTTTTAATTGTTCTATCTCTTTTGTGTATTTGGTTACACTTTTGTCAGCTTGAATTAACGCAGTTTCAATTGTGGCCTTTTCTTTATTAAGGCTTTTAATCTTTGCCGCTTGTTCGTCGTATATTTTTAGCTTGGCATGAGCTGTAAGTTCTCGTTCAATGTCTACCGCTTGTAATTCTTCTATAGACTTTGTAATTTTATCGCAATCTGTTCGTTGTTGAGCATACCAAGCACTCTGTCTTGTTTCTAAACCGGTAATACTTACCTGAATTTTCTCGTTAGACTTCTTTGTAGCTTCGATGTCTGCGTTCTCTTGATAAATTTGATCTTTAGTTAACCTGACTTGTTCTTTAAGAGCTTCGGCTTTTTCACTCAGTAAAGTAATTCCTAACAGTTGCTCAATGATGGCACGTTGCTCATTGGCCTTCATACTTAGGAATGGCTCAGTGTAGGTATTCAGTGCTAAAATATGTTTGAACATATCATGGCTCATACCCATCAAGTCATCGAGATCCTTCTGTGTTTCCCGCATATCACCTTGACTGTCGTCGGCTGACTCGTGTGAGCGTTCTTCATCGTTGACATAGAACTTCATGATAGCAGGTTTACGCCCACGTTCAATCTTGTACTTGTTACCTTCTTTTTCAAAGCTCAGGGTAACTAACATATTCTTGCCGTTGATCTTGTTAATCAAGTTATCTTTCTTGATATTAGTCAACGCTGTGCCGTATAACGCATAAGTCAACGCATTAATAATGGTAGTCTTACCTGTACCGTTGCGGCTTCCGCTATCATCTCCGCCTTGATCTAAGTTTTCGCCTAGCACCAAGGTAAGTTGTTCCTTACAGAAATCCACAGCTTGGGTTTGATTACCCACACTCATGAAATTTTTAACGGTTAATTCTTTAATTTTAATTGTCATAGGCTATTATAGATACTCAGTAACACTTTACTGTCAAACGTGTCACTTTCGATATTGACCAATTGATTGCTCACAATCTGGTCCACACTTTCAAATGCTTGTACGTTGATATCTGTATTGATTTCAACTTCTTTCTTTTCAGATATTAGTGTTAGTTCTCTAATATCATAATCGCTAATAAATTTTTCTTTGATAAAACTAGCTTCTTCGTAGCTAATATCAATGTCCAAGCTAACACGTAGATGCATTTTGCTAGACAGCAATGTATCAGCTTCGTCGATAAGCTGACTTAATTTTACAGTTCTGAATTTAGGACAATCTGCCCAGTTGATATATTTTGGCTTGCCATCCCATTCAAGTACCATCATGCCACGTTCGTCATCCCACGCATCGGCATAGTTGTGCGGAAACGCATTACCGATGTAGTGCATATTTTGACGTTCTTGTCGTTTGTGGAAGTGCCCGCTGAATCCTAACTCGTAGCCTTTAAAGCTATCTAGTTGTATCTCACCGTGATCCGGCATTTGTACCATGGCGTTCATAAAGAAGCTGGGCAATTCAAAGTGACCAAAGATATATTTGCCACCTTTCTTACCTATAGTTTTCCATTCGTCGCCAACAAGCCACGGGCACATAGTAACATTGCCAATAGTAGTGGGCTCGTGTACTACAGTGACGCCAGGAATGTATTTGCCAAACTCGGCAGAATGAATATCCCGTTTATCTTTGTAATATAAATCATGATTGCCAGGAAAGAAATAAAACTTATCGAACGCCTGACCGAGCTTTTCCAGGGCCCTAAGGCTATAGTCCATAGTAGTGATATTAAGACTATTGCGATTGTGATGCCAATCGCCCATAAAAATTCCAACATCACAGCCTTCCTCTTTGGCCTTGGCAATATACCAATCTACAAAATCTTCACAGTCTTGATTGTGTGTTTGACTATTTGATTTTAATCCAAAATGTATATCTGTAAAACAGGCAACTTTTTTAAATAAATTACTCACCGGACTCACCTTCAAATCGTTTTAGAGCGTGGGCATGATCTCCAGCACCCATTCTAGTATAACTTGGATTCATTCCGTTCATCTCCAACAAATCATCTCGAATGTTTTGATTACGTTTTTCTAAATTAATAATACGAACAAAGCTGTTGGTCACCGCTGCCGTAAAATAAGCAAAGGGGTTATCACTTTTACTTTCGTCAAACTGTAAACCAATTTGTGTTAACTGTAAAATGGCTTGACCCTTCATTTCGTCGTTGTAAGTATAACCTCTAACGTTGCCACGGGTAGCATATCTTTCGCACAGTTTGATATACATTCGAGCAAGCGTATTTGTAATTTGTCCGTGGTCTTTGTTAAATTTACCAGTTTCTAAGTCACCCTTCCAGTGCGACTTTCCAACACATACTAGAATATCGTTCTCGTCAAACTTCCAGTGTTGGAACGGAGGAAAATTAACTTTATCTCTATGATCCGCTACAGTTTTTGGATTCTTTTTACGTGTGCCGTTTAACGGAATGTGATCAAACGACATGATTCTGAAGACGATATCCGTTTTAGCAATCTTTTTATAGTCAACTTCGCAGTCTGCTTGTTTGACTTTTTCGCCAGCCGCTTTGCGTCGAGCATATGCTTCCTGGCTCATTCGTTTGGCCTGTGCTCGTTTAGCTTCGGCAATAGTTCGAATGTTAACTTTATCAACACTGGGCAATATCAAATCATAACGATGATATTCTGGCTGTGTAAACGAGCAGAATGTATTTTTGCTTTTGTGTATTTCTTCTAATAAATCTTTGTTGTTTAAGTAATTAACTTTCATGCGAGTCCTAGGTTCTAGTACTATTATAAACTACCCAGATTATTTTGTCAACTAAATAGTTGACAAAAGGAAAAATCAATGGCAAATTTCGGATCAATATTGAACACAGCAGCCAGTACAGTTGGCGGCGCCCTGTCGACTGCGGGTAAATTAGCCGGTGCGCTTAATAATTTATCCAACCCAGCTGCCCTAATCTCGTCATTACGGAGCATCAATTTACCAAAAGGCGGTGAAGCAGGTTCAGCCGCTGCAGCCGATGTTGCCTTTGGAGGAGCCGACGCCAGCAATGATTGGCGTGTACGTTTGTCTATCCCACCAGCATTTTCCAGCAGTCCAATTTTGAGTCCGTTAGTACAAGCAGGCGGCCTGGTTTTTCCTTATACACCTAGCATTGCTATTTCAAGTACCGCCAGTTACGGCGAGGAAAATTTTACACATAGCAATTACGGTTTTGTCTACTATCAAAACAGCAGGGCAAATACAATTTCAATAAATGGTGCGTTCAACGTGGAAGACGGTGCTCAGGCAATGTATTGGTTGGCTGCTGTACATTGTTTGAGAAGTGCTACAAAAATGTTTACTGGTGAAGGTGACCTTCAAGGTAATCCTCCTCCTATCTTTAAATTAAACGGCTACGGCGACTATGTTTTTAAAAATATACCAGTGGTTATAGAAAGTTTTTCGATTAACTTGCCCGCTGACACAAACTATATCAATACCAGTACAGCATTCGCAGGCAGCGAAGCAACCGGCGGCCTTGGTGGCGCACTTAGTTCTATAGCCGGAGTATCGGGCACAGCAACTGGTCTAGCAGGCCTAGCAGGCGCTCTTGGCGCAAATAAAGCTGCCAACGCCCTGGGAAAAATTGGCGCAATAGGCGGAGCTGTGGCAGGTGTTGGCAAATTAATTTCAGGTGTGACTGCTCTTGCCGGTGGCGGAAGTTTTGCTACATCCGGTAATAGTTGGGTGCCAGTTAAAAGTGAACTACAAATAACAGTGCGTCCTATCTATAGTAGAGAAGCTGTTCGCAGATTTAGTTTACAGAAATTTGTTAAAGGTGATTATGTTAACGGAGGTTACGTATAATGGCCGCTACATACACAAATTCAAGTCCATGGTTTGATACCGCAGTAATTCAAAATTATCTTGGGATATTGTCTATTAGACCAGTTAGCGCAGAACCAGACGATTTTCTTTACACTATAGAGCCTCAGTATTCTCATAGACCTGATCTATTAGCTTATGATCTTTACGGAACATCTAAACTGTGGTGGGTATTCATACAACGTAATCTCGACGTACTACAAGATCCAATATATGATTTTATACCAGGAGTAGAAATTTATATTCCTAAACGCTCAGGACTTTCGAAAGTGTTAGGAGTATAATATGCCATCTTTTGATCTTGCTGGTGCTGCCACCACTGCTTCTAAAACAGTTAATAAAGTTCTATCAGATACAGGTGTTGCTAAAGGGCTGTCAGCCGCCAGTAACAGTATTACCAGTGCTGCAAATGCTATCAAATCAGGGCTAAGTGTCAACATAAGTAACATCACATCTAGTCTGCCAGGGGTTGCTGAATTAGAAAACGCAATCCAGCAGGCTAAAAGCAATGTAAACAAACTTGGTAACCTTGCTGAAAACGCAACTAAAGCTGTAACACAAGTGGCATTAGAAGCCAAACCACCGTTTCCTAACATACTTCATCAATATGCTAGTTACAATTATATTTTTACATTAAGTGTACTCGATGACGCCAGCTTAAATTTCCCAAATGAAACGTATCGTAAAGGTATGCTGGGTCCTATTATTTTAAAAAGTGCCAACGGTAATCCATCAGATAGAGTCCCTACTGCAAACAAAACAAAGTCCAACCCGGACGGCAGTTTTGATTATTATATTGAAGATGTACAAATTAATAGTTCTGTAGGCTTTGATAAAAGTACTGGTAACACCAATGCTACAGGACTTAAATTTAAATTAATTGAACCTTATAGTATGGGAATGTTTTTTCAAACATTACAAATTGCCGCAAAAAATGTAGGCCACACAAATTATTTAGAAATGCCGTTATTGTTAAGTGTAGAATTTAAAGGCCACATCGACGCTGATTTACAAAACGTACAAATAGATAAAACAACAAAATATTTTCCTATTAAACTGTATAAGTTTTCTATGAGAGCGACTGGCAAGGGCGCTGAGTATGATATTTCTGCCTACCCAGTTAACGAAAAAGCATACAGTAAAGTTTATTCTGAGCTAAAAACAGATGTTGCTATAGCAGGAAAAAATGTAGGAGAAATGCTACAAACTGGTGAAAAAAGTTTACAGGCAGTTTTAAATACACGTTTACAAGAAGCAGTTAAACGTAAAGACGTTGTTATCGCTGATCAGATATTGATCAGTTTTCCTAAAGATTTAAAAACAGGTGATGCTAACCCTCCCAACAAAGATTCTTCTAGCAGTGCAGGAGCAACTGTAAATCCTAATAGTTCATCTGGCAGCGGCTTGGATTTGTTTAAAAAATTAGGAGTTAAAACTAGTAGCATTAACAAAACGCAAGTACAAGACGAATCTGAAATAAATGACATTGGTAAAAGCACCATGGGATTTAACTTATATAATAAAGGATCTACTCCTTTTGCTAAAGATAATCTTGCTTTCGATGAAAAAACAGGTACTTATAAACGCGGCGCTATTTCTATCAATCCTGAATCTAGTGAATTTAAATTTACTCAAGGCAGTGACATTGTCAATGCTATTAATCAAGTAATCTTGATGAGCGAATATGGAAGAACTGCTCTAAGTCAAATAACTCCAGAAGGTACAGTACAGTGGTGGAGAGTTGAAACTCATTTATACTATATCCCTTCAGATGAAAACATAAAGAAAACAGGTGTTAAACCTAAATTAGTTGTGTATAGAGTTGTGCCTTATGCTGCCTCCGCTAGTTCATTTTTACCTCCTAATACTCCAAATCCTGGAACAGAAAAAGCCAAAGAACAAGTGATTAAAGAATACAATTATATCTACACAGGTAAAAATTTAGATGTAATGGATTTTGATATAGAATTTAATGCCAGCTTTTTTACACAGATGAGCGCTGATGCTGGAAAGAACAGCGGAGACAAAGAACAAAAAGCCAACGCAGGCGCCGGAGTAGAAGGTGACCCTGACAACAAAACTCCGGACGGTGAAAAACCTAAACAAGGTCAAATTCCTACTACAGTATTAAAAGATGGAATCATGACCTTGACGGGCGGCAAAGGTGGCGGCGGATTAGACGACAATGCCAGTATTGCAGCAAGACAATTTCACGACAGTATTACTAGTAATACTAGTATGGTTAATTTAAATTTAACAATACTAGGAGATCCATATTACTTGGGCGATAGTGGCATGGGAAATTACAGTGCTGTGGCAACTGACAATAAATTTATCAACGCCGACGGCGCAATGAATTATCAAAGCGGCAGAGTATTAATTAATGTTAATTTTAGAACTCCAATCGATATCAATTTAGAAGATGGTGTATATGATTTTAGTACAACTGCCGGAGTCCCACAATTTAGCGGCCTTTATCTGGTTACATTGGTTACATCTAACTTTAGAAGAGGCAAATTTACACAAACGTTGAAACTAAACAGATTGCCTAATCAGGAAGTTAAGAGTACTAAACCGCCACAAACCGCAACGACCCCAACAGAAAATGAATACACTGATCCAGATGCTGAAACTACTCAAGCAGAATTAGAAGCGTGGGCCGCAGAGGGCCCGCAGTCAGCTCCAATAACAGACGATGAAATAGCAGCCAACAACGCATCATTAGGCGACTTCGCAGGATAATAAATGGCAGAAGATACACGACAACCCACAGGCAGTGCCGAACAGCGCCCAGGCCCATTCTTAGCAAAAGTTATCAGCCACTTAGATCCTACCTACATGGGTACACTACAAGTACAGCTATTAAGAGAAGTGGGCAACGACGAAGCTAAAGAAGGTCAACTACATCAAGTAAAATATCTAACTCCGTTTGGCGGACAAACTAATGTAGAGTTTATTACTGAAGAAGATGACTATAATGCCACACAGAAAAGTTATGGAATGTGGTTTATTCCTCCGGATGTAGGCACTATTGTTATGGTTATCTTTATCGACGGTGACCCACGTAAAGGTTATTGGATAGGATGTGTGCCTGATGAAAATATGAATTTTCAAGTTCCTGGACATGCCGCTACAAAGTATAATATAGACGGTACATATGAACGTGTACCTGTTGCTGAATATAATAAAAAAGCAAGAGAAGCAGCCACAGATCCTACTAAAATTCTTAAACCTGCCAGTTTAATGCAGGATATTTTAGATGAACAAGGATTAATAGAAGACGATACTAGAGGTATTACAACTAGCAGTGCCAGAAGAGAGATACCCAGCATGGTATTTGGTATCAGTACACCAGGTCCTATTGATAAACGTGGCGGCGCCCCTAAAGGCAAGTTTGGCAAAGACGAACATAAGATTGCTGCTGGATTTATCAGCAGATTAGGCGGCAGTAGCATGGTTATGGATGACGGCGATGATAAATTCCTTCGTCGTACTAGTGCTAGCGAAGGACCACCTGATTATGCCGCTGTTGAACAAGACGAAACAGACGGCCTGCCAGAAATTCCACATAATGAATTAATACGATTTAGAACTAGAACAGGGCATCAAATCTTGATGCACAACAGTGAAGATTTAATTTACATAGGTAATGCCCGTGGCACGACTTGGATAGAAATGTCCAGCGATGGTAAAATTGATATCTTTGCCGAAGACAGCATAAGCATTCGTACCAAACAAGATTTTAATTTTTACGCAGATAGAGATTTCAACATTGAAGTTGGTAGAAATTTTAATTTAAAAGTAGGCGAACGCCATCAAACAGAAATTGGAACAGACAAAATTCTAATTGTTGATTCTAACAATTTTATACAAGTTGGTGGAACACACGACGAAACCATTGCAGATCAAACTAACATCACTGTGGGAGGCGGATTCGACCTTAACACTAGTGGCGCAAATAAATTAACATCTGGCGGAAATATGGAAATTGCCGCAGCCAATACTACAATTTCAGGCGGCAATATCAATTTAAATGGCCCAGCTGCTGCCAGCGCTGGTTCTGCTACAGTACCTGAACCATTAACTACGTTTGCTAATCCCGACGAAACTGAAAGTACAACAGACAGTATTATGTTACGTATTCCAAGCCACGAACCTTGGCCACATCACGAAAATTTAGATCCTGCTAGTTTTAAACCTGATCTGACAGACAGAGAAGCAGGCAGTGATATTCCTGTACCTGAATATTGGAAAAAATATTCTACAATAACTGACACATTCTCCAAGGAAATGCCTCCTGAGAACGAGGAGTAAATACTACTATGACAGCCAATCAGAAATTATTTAATAAGGTAGTACTCAAAGGCCCTGCTGGTAGAGCAAACGTGCCAGGATCTAAAACTTACAAAGGTTTTAGCAGTGTCAGTGGTGATAGCAAGAGCTACAGTCTGTATGATCTAGCCTTAATTAAACAAGATATTATCAACCACTTTCATATTCGCCAAGGCGAACGATTGGAAAATCCAACATTTGGCACCATTATATGGGATGTGCTTTTTGAACCGTTGACAGAAGATTTAAAACAACTAATTGTAAAAAACGTTGAACAGATTATCAACTACGATCCCCGCGTTAATGCCAACAGTGTAATTGTTACAACCTATGAGAGTGGGTTACAAATAGAGTGTACACTGACTTATCTTCCTTATAACATACAAGAATCTCTACAGTTTAAATTTGACCAAGCAAATGGGTTAGTCGGCTAATTAAACTAGCACATAATAAAACCGATAAATATCTGTATATGGGAAGCAGATATGTCAGCAACAGATAGACAAAATAGATTACTAGTAGCAGAAGACTGGAAACGTATATACCAGAGCTTCCGTAATGCCGATTTCCAAAGCTACGACTTTGAAAATCTACGCCGCGTGATGATTAGTTATATCCGCGAAAATTATCCAGAAGATTTTAACGATTACATTGAGTCTAGCGAATACCTTGCCCTAATTGACATGATTGCGTTCTTGGGCCAAAGCATAGCTTTCCGTGTTGACTTAAATGCCCGTGAAAACTTCTTAGAGCTAGCAGAACGACGCGAAAGTGTGTTGCGTCTGGCACGGTTGTTAAGCTATAAAACAAAACGTAATATTGCTGCATCAGGCTTGTTAAAATTTAATACCGTAAGCACTACTCAATCAGTATTTGATAGCAACGGAAGAAACTTGGCCAATCAGGTTGTTGCGTGGAATGATCCAGCTAATTCTAATTGGTACGATCAGTTTATTAAAATTATCAACGCAGCTTTGCCAGCAACTAGACAGTATGGAAATCCTGACGCAAAACAAGAAATTTACGGTATTCCTACAGAACAATATAGATTTCAAACAGTAAACACTTCTATCCCAGTATACTCTTTTACAAAGGCAGTAGACGGCCGCAGCATGAATTTTGAAATTGTAAGTACAACATTTGCGGGTAGAACTGAAATATATGAAGAACCGCCTAGCATAGGAAACAGCTTGGCATTCTTGTACAGAGACAGCGGCCGAGGCAACGGCAGTAGCAATACAGGATTCTTTTTAAGATTTACACAAGGTACATTGAACCAAGGTAGTTTTACACTTAGCCAGCCAGCAACAGATGAATCAGTTGACCTTGACGCAGTTAATATCAACAACAGTGATGTTTGGTTGTACAGACTAGACAACAACGGAGTTGAAAGCGAGTACTGGGCACAAGTTCCTAGCTTCGAAGGTAATAATGTTATCTATAACAGTCTTAACAAAAGCATTAGAAACATATATGGTGTAGTAACCAGAGCCAGTGATAGAGTTAGCTTGGTGTTCAGTGACGGTGTGTTTGGTAATTTGCCACAAGGTTCATTTAGAACCTATTACAGAACCAGTAACGGATTGAACTATACTATTAATCCTAGAGACATTAAAAATGTCAGCATAGATATTCCTTATATTAGTCATGTTGGACAAGTTGAAACATTGAGTGTAACATTAAGTTTACAATCAAGTGTAGCTAATAGCTCCCCTACAGAAACAAATGACAGTATTAAGTCCAATGCTCCTGCTACGTACTATACACAAAATAGAATGATTACAGGAGAAGATTATAATATTAGTCCTCTAAGTGTTAATCAGCAAGTTGTAAAAGTAAAAGCAGTTAACCGCAGCTCCAGCGGTATTAGTCGTTATTTTGACCTAGTGGATCCAACAGGCAAATACAGCAAAACTAATTTGTTTGCGGATGATGGTTTAATTTATAAACAAGAATACTCCGACAGCTTTAGATTCAAATACGCTACTAGAACAGATATCGAAGCAATTCTTTATAACGAATTAGCAGATGTTTTAAAATCATCTAATCTTAAAAATTTTTATTACGATAATTTTGAAAAAGTTCCTGTAAGTTTATTAGAAGTTAGATGGTACAATAGAACAGTAGATGTAAATCAAAGTACTGGTTACATTGAAGATGTTGTATCAGGCACAAAGCAAAAAGTTTCCTCTTATACAAGTACCTTGTTAAGATTTTTTACAGTGGGCGCCCTGATAAAATTTACAGCACCTTCTGGTTATTATTTTGATAGAACAAAAAACAACGAGCTAGTGTTGGGCTCAGCCACAGTATTAAATTCTGCTACATCTATTTGGACAAAAGCAGTATCGATAGCAGGTGACGGAACAGCCAACGGCACTGGACTACTGTTTGATAAGTCAGGTCCTATTGTGTTAAATGATATCATCCCGGATACTGCAGTATTATCCGAAATCATTCCTGCTTGGAGAACTAGCATAGAATCCAGTACTATAACTGCCATGGTAGATTTAGTGTTTGGAAATAAAAAATTCGGTCTTCGATACGACATCGAAACAAGATTATGGAAGATTATTACAGAGACTAATCTTAACACCAGCGAAGTTTTTAGCCTTGGTAGACAAGGCGATGTCACTAATTCTAAAGCAGATAGCAGTTGGCTAATACTATTCACGACAGACACAGAATTCTATACAGTGACTAGTAGATTAACACGTTATGTGTTTGAAAGTGCTCAGCAGGTAAGATTCTTCTTTGACTCAAGCGATAAAATTTACGATACTCGCAATAATACAGTTGTTAAAGATGTAATTAAAGTTTTGAATATTAACACAGACCCTTCATCTCCAGGCAGCACAACTCCATTCACTTATGATAGAGATTGGGAAATTACTGAGGAGTTTCGAGGCTTAGATGGTTATGTCGATACTAAAAAAATTCAAGTTACCTTCAACGACAGTGACGATGATGGTGTAGTTGATGACCCTACCTTGTTTGATCAATTGGTGGCACCCAGTGTGCTACCATTAACAAAATACATTGTCTTGGAAAAATATTTTGTAACTCAAGGTCAAGAAGATTATCGTTATATCTCTAACGACAGCGATATTGTTGTTATTGTTAATACACAAAATGATATAGTAATTTCTCAATACCAAGACGGACAATATTTTTATATTGTAGATATCAACACCGTTAAACGATATGACAAAATCGCATCTGATTTTATTCCTACTCTTGACTATAAAGTTTTTGTAGGCAGAGACAAAATTAAATTTCAGTATATACATAACGCTGATTACGAAGCAAGAATCGATCCAGGATTAACGAATCTTATCGATGTAGTGGTACTAACTAAACAGTATGATATCGATTATCGTCAATGGCTATCTGGCGCAGGCACTACGGAACCTTTGCCTCCTAGCAGCGATTTCTTGTACAATTTGTTAAGTCCTGAACTTAATAAGATTAAATCTATTAGCGACGAAATTGTATACCATCCTTCAAAGTACAAAGTTCTTTTTGGATCTAAAGCTACTTCAGATTTACAAGCAACATTTAAAGTTGTAAAAAATTCTGAAATAGTAATTAGTGATAACGATATTAAAACTAGAGTGCTAGTGGCAATATTAGAATTCTTTGCCTTAGAAAATTGGGAATTTGGAGATAATTTCTATTTTAGTGAATTATCAACTTATGTCATGAACAAAGTGGCACCGTATATTGTAAATTTTGTTATCGTGCCTAAACAAAGCACTTTAAGTTTCGGAGGGTTGTATGAAATCCGCAGCGAAAAAGATCAAATTTTTATTAACGGCGCCGGTATAGATGATATTGAAATTATCTCTACAATAACCGCAAGCAACATTAAGAGTGCTGTGATTCAAGTGAATCAAACAGCAGTAAGTCAACAATCAATAACAAGTTCAGGGAGTAACTGATGGCCTATAACAACGACCAAAACGAGCCAAAAGTACCTATTTCAAATGTAGGAAAGCGTTCGAGCGCTGACCTATTACCAAGATTTTATAGAACATCTGGTAACAAGAAGTTTTTACAAGCAACGGTAGATCAATTAATTCAACCTGGAACAGTTAAAAAACTTAACGGATATGTCGGAAGACAAACAGCCAAGGCTGTTGTGAGTTCAGATACATTTTTGGAAGCTGCTGATCAAACTAGGCAAAATTATCAACTAGAACCTGCGGCAGTTGTTCAAGACTATCTTGGAAATACTACATTTTTTAAAGACTATATTGACCATATCAATCATGTTAGTGTATTCGACGGCGTCGTTGATAATCACAGCAGATTGAATCGTGAGGAATTCTATAGCTGGAATCCAAACATTTGTTGGGACAAATTTGTAAATTACCAACAATACTATTGGCTTCCTTTCGGTCCTCGCTCTATTGAAGTATTAGGTAATGAATTAGAAATTATCAGTACGTATTCTGTTACTGGCGTAGACGAAACTGATAACGTTGCTTATTTGTTTAACCCCGAAGGTCCGTTAGAAGGATTAATTAGAAATCCTAAAATACGACTATTTAGAGGTCAAACTTATATTTTTGATGTCGACGCCGCCGGTCATCCGTTTAGTATTAAGACTCAGCGCACTGCAGGCGACCTTTATAGATACACAAAAGGAGTCGATGCCTTTGCTGTTGAAAAAGGTAAAATTACTTTTACCGTTCCAGTGGATGCGCCTGATGTATTATTTTATGTAAGTGAAAACGCAGTTGATACTGGCGGAGTATTTCACGTATTGGACATTACTGAAAATACTGCAATTAATCTAACAACCGATTTTCTTGGAAAAAAAGAATACATTATTCCTAACGGCACAGCAGAAGGCCTACGAATTAGTAACGGTATGAAATTAAGTTTCGGAGGACAAGTAACTCCGGAAGAATATGCCAATGATTTTTGGTATGTAGAAGGTGTTGGTACAGCCATACGATTAGTTAAGGATAAAGATTTAGAAGTTAGAACATCGTTTAACGAAGAAACTAGTATCTTATTCGACGACGAGCCTTTTGATCAGTTGCCGTTCGGCGATGCTAGTACATTACCTAGCAATAAAGATTATATCACAATTAATAGATCTAGCCCTGATAAAAATCCATGGAGCAGATATAATAGATGGTTCCATCAAGATGTTATCAATGCCAGTGCCACAGCCAACGGTGTTCAGGCAGACTTGGATCAAACACAAAGAGCAATCCGTCCTATCATTGAATTCAATGCAGGTATTAAATTACATAATCACGGTATCAGCTCTAAACAAAATATTGATGTAATTGATAATTTTACAAAAGATGTGTTTAGTACTATCGAAGGCAGTTTAGGTTATAACGTAGACGGCATTGATCTTGCTGATGGCATGCGAGTAATTTTTACAAAAGATACCGATATACTTGTTAGAAACAAAGTATACCGAGTAAACTTTATCAACGTAGTTGTTCCTAGTCGACAATTATCTTTTAATGGAACTACATCGGTTAATGTTACTGACAATACTTTTACTTTTGCTAGCGAACACGGATTGTCGTCGAGCAATAGAGTTACTTACTTAAACAATGGTTTTGATACATTGCCTGGATTGACAAACAGACAAGTCTATTATGTAAAAGTTATAGATTCATTTACTATTGAACTACATACAAACAATGCGTTAACAAAACAGGTAGACATATTTTCAGTAGTCGATGCTGTTTATAAATTTGAAGTGTTTTCAGGGAGTCGCAGACAAATAACATTGACAGAAGAATCTGATGCCACCGCTGTATTATATGAATCGGTAACAGTAAATTATGGTATCCAGGAAATACTCACAGCTAGTATAAGCGGTAATCAAGGGCAGACCTATTGGTTCACAGGCACTACTTGGAAACTGTCTCAAATAAAAACAAAGGTAAACCAAGCTCCGTTGTTCGATTTATTTGATAACAATCAAAATAGTTTTGTTGACAACTCAATCTACGACGGCTCTACTTTCGAAGGTAATAAGATTTTCAGTTATAAAGTAGGCACTGGCACAGTTGACAGTGAGTTAGGTTTTCCGTTAACTTATCAAAATATTAATAACATAGGTGATATTGTTTTCGAATTTAATTTGTTAACAGACAAATTTGCCTATAAACAGTTAACCAATGTATTGTACAAAGACACTTCGACAGGCTATTTAAAAATATCAAAAGATATTGATAGAGCAACTTACGAAAATGGATGGACTACAAGTTTAATCGCAGACTCACAGCCTGTAGTTAGAGTATTTAAAGATCATCCTTATAACGGAACAACAGTACCGTTCCCAATCGACGTATTTGACAATAAAGATGATTTAACAGATTTAGAAGTACGAGTTTATATTGATGGAATTAGATTAGCAAAAGATCAATATACTGTCGTTGATGGTGTAGTTAGAAAACACGTGGTGTTAACTACAGCAGTGACAACGGCAGATGTAGTAACACTACGTTGCTTTGCTAAACAAGCAAAGAATTCTAATGGTTATTATGAACTGCCAATTAGTTTACAAAATAATCCGTTAAATCATAATGTGGAACAATTTACATTGGGTCAAGTAATTGATCATGTAGGATCTATTGTTGACAATATTACGACGTTTACCGGCACTTATCCAGGATACGGCAATCTTAGAGACATAGGCAATCTAAGCCCGTACGGTGTTCGCTTTGTACAGCATAGCGGCCCTATGAATCTTAGTTTATATCACTTAGGATCTAAAAGCGCCAACATAGTAAAAGCTATAGACATGGCAAGGAATGACTACGGTAAATTTAAACGAGCATTTATAGTTGCTGCAACTGAAAGCGGAATAGATACAGATCCACGCCGCCATGTTAATTTTGTTTTACAGATGATAAACAAGGACAGGCCAAAAACAAGCCCATACTATTTGTCAGACATGTTTGGTTATACAGCTTCAAATAGAATAGAATATACTGTTTTAGATTCAAGGATAAAAACATATCCGTTGACTAGTAAGTTTGGATTATCAACACTATCTAATAAAAGTGTAAACATTTATCTAAACGGAGAACAACTTGTTCACGGCCGAGATTATATATTCGGCGATGACGTATTTTTTGAATTGTTAATCGACATTTTACAAGATGACCTCATTGAAGCATATGAGTACGAAACTACTGATGGTTGTTTTTGTCCTGCCACGCCTACTAAGTTAGGATTATATCCAAAGTTTGAACCTAAGATTTACGTAGACGATACTTACGCTGAACCTACTCGAGTAATACAAGGACACGATGGAAGCATTACTATCGCCTTTGACGATTACAGAGATCAATTAATTTTAGAATTAGAAACTAGAATTTTTAACAATATTAAATGTGAGTATAACTCAGACATTTTTAATATTTACGATTATATTCCAGGCTACAGTAGAACAACTCTTTATTCATTTAAAGAATTTAATAAAATGTTGTCTAAGTATTTCTTCCAGTGGACTTCTAACATCCAAGAAGATTATACAAAGCATATCGGATATGACCAGACTGATAGTTTTACCTATAACTATCGTGGCAACTTCACACCTGACAATCAAGATGTTCCCGCAGCTTGGCGCGGAATCTATATTTGGTTATTAGATACAATTCGTCCTCATAGCCACCCGTGGGAATGTCTAGGGTTTAGTATTGAGCCATCTTGGTGGCAAGATGTATATGGTCCAGCACCATATACAAGCGATAACTTAATTCTATGGGATGATATTAAAGAAGGTATTATTCGAGAACCCGGAGTTCCTGTTAGACGAGATGTTAAATTTGCTAAATCGTCATTGGCTTACGGCTTACCTGTTGACGACCAAGGTGTGCTATTGAGTCCTAAAGATTCAGGAATGGTATCTGGTACTATTCGTTCAGGTGACGGCGGCTATTTTGAATTTGGAGATCAAGCCACAGTTGAATCAGCATGGAGACGCAGTAGCTATTATTCTTTTGCTCTTATTGAAACATGTTTGCTAATGCAACCTAACAGTGTGTTGGGTCGATGCTTAGATAGAAGTAGAATTGTAAAAAATTTAAACAATCAATTAGTATATTCTGAAACTGGTTTACGTTTACGATTAGAAGATATTGTTATTCCTTCGACTAGTAATAGAAACGGAGATGCTAGAGTTTACACCTGCGGATTAATTAACTATCTAGTAGATTATCTGTCAGGCGATAATGTGTTACTCTTAGACGAGTATCAGTCAGACTTAACATCTCTAACAAATAAAATAACAACAAGATTAGGAGCGTTTACTAGTCAGCCTAAATATAAAATTTTATTAGACAGTAAGACTCCTAGCAGTACAGGCGGCGTTTTTGTGCCTGAAGAAAATTATTATGTAGATTTAAATATTTCCAGTGCTACAGCAAAAGTTGTTTATAGTGGAGTGATAATAACAAAGTTTGCTGACGGATTTGAAGTAAAAGGTTATGATTTTGACAATCCATATTTTACTTATTATCCATCTAGACAAGATGATAGGGTTATAAACGTAGGCGGCATTAGCGAAGGTTACATTACTTGGAATTCAGGTCAAATTTATGCTGCTGGAAAAATTGTTAGAAACAGCAATCAATATTACAGAGTAAAAACTAATCATACAAGCGGCGAAACATTTGATAGCCAATACTATGCTAGACTAGCTGAATTGCCAGTAGTAGGCGGCAGAGACGCCATGCTAAGAAAAACATGGGATTACGATGAACCGCAAACTATTGCATACGGTACTAAAATAACAACTATACAAGCTGTGGTCGATTTCCTACAAGGATATGGCGCTTATCTAGAACAACAAGGATTTGTTTTTGATGACTTTAACAATGAACTTGCTGTTATTACCAACTGGGAAACCAGCGTAAAAGAATTTCTATTTTGGTCAACTCAAAATTGGGCCGCAGGCGCAGTTATAAGTTTAAGCCCGGCTGCTAACAGATTAATTTTTAAATCTAATACTGCTGCTGTAGATGATCTCACAGATCCGTTTTACGGATATAGTATTTTTAGAGTTGACGGACAAAAATTAGACACTGAGTTTATAACAACTTATAGAAAAGATGGCGAATTTACGTTACAGCCACAAGACACTAATCATGGAATATTTGGTGCTACTTTATTTCTTGTACAAAAAGAACATATTGTAGTGTTGGATAATACAACTTTATTCAATGACACTGTGTATGATCCTGAAGCAGGATATAGACAAGAAAGAGTTAAAGTATTAGGCTATGTTACCAGTAACTGGAATGGCAGTTTTGAAATTCCAGGTTTTATATACGACCGAGCCATAGTTAATGCGTGGACTCCGTGGACTGATTTTGCCCTAGGCGACATCGTTAAACACAAAGAGTTTTACTACAGTGCTACAAGTTTCTTGGTAGGAACTGAAACGTTCAATGACGACAGCTGGGTATTGTTGACAGAAAAACCTAAATCAGAATTATTGCCTAATTGGGATTATAAAGCTGAAACTTTCGCTGACTTTTACGATTTAGATACTGACAATTTAGATAGCGGGCAACAAAAAATTGCTCAGCATTTAATTGGATATCAGAAACGACAGTACCTTGAAAACATTATTCAGAATGATGTAAGTCAATATAAGTTTTATCAAGGCATGATTATTGAAAAAGGCACACAAAATGTCTTAAACAAATTGTTTGATGTGCTAAGTGCTGACGGCATGGAAAGTTTAACATTCGATGAAGAGTGGGCATTCCGTGTTGGCGAATATGGCGCAGTTGATACATTCGACGAAGTTGAATTTAAACTAGATGAAAAAGAATTTAAAACTAACCCTCAGCCTATTGAGTTAGTAAACGCTATCGATCCATTGCTAACAGATTTTGTTTATAGACAACGTCCTGTCGATGTTTATGTTAAGCCATACAACTACACTAGCGATATTTGGCCAGTTAAAACTGCCGGTACATATTTAAGAACTTCGGGATATGTTCGCTCGGCAGATGTAAAACTCAGCATAGATAATTTACAAGATTTAATTACTGTTGATATTTCTTCTTTTAAAGAAGGTGATTATGTATGGTGTGCGTTTGAAAATCGAGATTGGAATGTTTATAGATTTAGTAAAACACCTTTTAAGATTAACAATATTACATACTCGAACAAAGTAATAACTGTTGTATGTGATAAAGTAATTACGTTGAATGTTGGAGATGTAGTAGGAATAGAAAATAGTGCTGCGGTTAAAGGCTTTCACGTAATTGCTTCTGTTTCTTTGAATACATTCACTGTATCTAAAGAAGTACAAGGGTGGCAAACTTGGACTGATCAGGACACAGTGTTAAGTTATCAATTTAATTTACACCGAGTTGAAAACATCGATAACGCAAATTCTATTATCCCACGTTACATTAAACCGCAAGAATTAATTTGGGCAGATAACAATGGTCAAAACAAATGGATTGTTTATCAACATGCTCCTGTTTATAGCCGCGGCACAATTTTAAATATTGATGTTAAGTCAAATTTAAAATTTGGACTAGCCACCGCGATTACTGATGATGGAAATCTGGCTGCTATAGCAGATAGCGACGGTGTTACAATTTATGAAAAAAGTTCTTCGGATAATGTCTGGTTAAACAAACAGCGTATTTTACCCGTTGTCGGTTTAGCTACAATGGCACCTGAGAAATTTGGTTCGCTGATTAAATTTAGTAAAGACGGACGATGGCTAGCAATTGCAGCACCAGAAGCTCTTATTGGATTAAACAGCAATCAAGGGTGCGTGTTCTTGTACGCACAAGACGATGCTGGACAGTATAATTTATTAGATACTATTACTAGCCCTGTACCGTCGGCTGGTGAGAAATTCGGTATTAATCTTGCTTTTGGAAGAAAGCCTAATCCTACAATTTTATATAGCGCACTAATAGGCACATACACTGAAAACGGCAGCGGAGCAGTCTGGTCAGTTACACGTATAGGTTCTTCTTATGTATTACTAGTTTCTGATAGAGGCTTGCGTTACAAAGCCGGCGAAACTATTATTATTCCAGGATCTCAATTGGGCGGCGCGAATATTGACAACGATTTGACTATCACTATCAATACAGTAGATTCTGTCACAGGATCGATAGAAAACTTTACCTACTCTGGCACAGGCTTAGGCGATGTGTATATCTTGGCAATAACAGCAGAAGGATATAATAGCAATCAAGGTAGAGTTTACACTCGCAAATTTGAAAGTGTCTCCGGGTGGGACGAATTTGTAACACTGACAACTAGTACAATTTCAGGTGATTACTTTGGATACGATTTAGCGATTGACAGCAATTTAACAATAGTAGTATCTGCTCCAGCAGCAGATACCGAATCTGGAAAAGTGTTTGTATATTCTTATACTGACACAGGATACTCATTGAGTAAAACACTAACAGGAAACATAGCCGACGATGCTGAAAGATTTGGCGAAAGCGTTTCGATAACAACAGACGGAGAATATATTGCTGTCGGCAGCACATTAATGAATGTTGACAATAAAAAAGATGTGGGACAAATCTTAATCTATAAGCAATCTGATTCTACATATACCGCAGGTACTCCTTATCAAGTTATAGACAGTCCACGTAACGAAGTTAACGAACGTTATGGCACTGATATTGAATTTATGAATGATAAAACATTAGTGGTGTTTTCTAAAAACGGTAATATGGAAAATATCACAGTGTTTGATGAATTGTCCACAACATTTGATAACGGTAATTTACAACTAATCGATGTGGCAGTTGATGTAGGCCGCATTGATATTTTTGATATGTACAACACTAAATTTGTCTATGGCGAAAGTCTAGATAATATCAGTGTTATTAATTCTGGCTACGGTGAAGAAATTGCTGTGGGCAATAATACAATCTTGGTAAGTGCCATTAAAGAAACTAGTCAAGGCTTTACAAATTCAGGTAACGTTTATTCTTATATTAAGCCAGGTGAAAAATTTAGCTGGATGCCTATTCATACACAAGTTGATAGTGTAGATATTGGAAAAATTAAAAAAGTTTATCTTTATAATACAGTAACCAACGAGCTAGTAAAATATCTTGATGTTATCGATCCTTTACAAGGTGAAATTCCAGGAGTAGCAGATCAAGAAATTAGATATAAAACTTTCTACGATCCTGCTATCTACTCTGTTGGCACATCATCAGTTAATGTTGATGATGGTATGAATTGGACTACAGTACAGGTTGGGCAACTGTGGTGGGATCTAACACGAGCCAAGTTCTTAGATACTCAAAGTGGCGATGTAATTTACAGAACCAGCAGCTGGAATGTGCTGTACGAAACAGCAAGTATAGATGTTTACGAATGGGTGGAAACTCCTCTATTACCTGCAGCTTGGATTAAACAATCAAGTACAGACGCTGGAATAGCCAGGGGTATTAGCGGCACACCAAAATACGGTGACGAAGTTTACAGTGTTAAAAAACGTTATGACTCAGTTAGTAAAACTTTTAAAGAAACTTACTTCTACTGGGTAAAAAATAAAAAAGATACGCCCAATGTTTCAGGTAGAACCCTAAGCGGTTATGACGTGGCTCAACTAATTGCTGATCCTGCAGGATACGGCTATAGCTATATTGCCTTCACAGGTACAAATAGTTTTGCATTAGTAAATTGTGAAAAATATTTACAATCTAATAATGTTGCGTTGAGTGTACAGTATTGGTTAAGTGATTACAAAACTAGCAATTATCACAGCCAGTGGAAATTGTTGAGTACTAATAGAAATACTATTATACCTACAGCCATTGAATCAAAATGGTTTGACAGTTTAATCGGTAAAGACTCCAATGACAGAGTCATACCCGATACTAGCTTACCTTTAAAGAATCGATACGGTATTGAATTTAAACCTAGACAAAGTATGTTTATGAACAGGGTTGAAGCCCTTAAAGTATTTGTCGAAAGTGTAAATGCTTCCATTAAAAATGAACTCATAGCCGACGATTATGACCTTGCCGCATTGGATACTTACGAACCATTGCCAAGCGAAGTGTCAGGTTTGTGGGACATTGCCATAGATACAGATTCGGAATTAAGATTTATCTCTACTACGCTGCTTCAAACAGCAGTGTTAAAACCTGTAATTACTAATGGTAGAATTACGGGTATCACAATCGTTTCATCAGGATACGGATATGGCACACTTAGAGAATATCCTAAAACTAATACATTAGACCCTGATAGATGGTTTGGCCCTGATATAAAAATTACGGGCACAGGCGCAAACGCCAAGATTAAATCTATAATAGATGCTCAAGGTAAAATTGTCAGCTATGAAATAGAAAATAGTGGCGAAGGTTATACAGCCAGTACAACTGCTGTTGTACGAGATGTATCAGTACTTGTTAGCAGTGACAGTGAGTCGTTAGATTTATGGAGCATCTATTCTTGGAGTGCCCGCACAGAACAATGGACTAGAATAAAAAGTCAAAGTTATGATGTTAGAAAATATTGGCAGTACTTAGATTGGTATGCCGACGGGTACAATCAATTTATAAAGATAGACTATCTTGTAGAGAACACTTACGAATTAACAACTACCTATATGGATGTTGGCAGCATTGCTAAAGTTAGAAACGTAGGCCGTGGCGGTTGGCTTCTACTACTAAAAGTTGCTGATACACAAACAATAGATTATACACAAAACTTTACAGTCATCGGTAGACAAAATGGTACAATAAAATTCTTAGAATCACTGTACCAATTTAAGTCTAGTACACTTGGATTCGATGGCCCGTTGTTTGATGCTGATATTTTTGATAACAGTCCTACAACAGAATTGCGAATAATTCTTGAAACTGTTCGAGACAAAATATTAATTGATGAGTATCGTGTAGATTACTTAAAGGCATTCTTTGCCTGTGTAAGATATGCGTTAAGCGAACAAACATTTATTGATTGGGCGTTTAAAACTAGTTTTGTCAAGAGTCAACATAATGTAGGCGAGCTAAAACAAAAAGTTACGTATAACAGTGATAATTTAGAATTCTTTGAAGAATACATTAAGGAAGTTAAACCTTATAGAACTAAAGTACGCGAGTACGTTAGTAACTATACCTCATTAGATTATTCTCAGAGTTCAGTATCTGACTTTGATTTATTACCTGTTATTGACGATAACAGACGTGTCACACCTTTGTCAGTTCAAGTAAATGATAGTGCTGAAATTGTTACAGATTTTAGTGAAATATTAACATATCC